TACCTATAATATATATTATGTTAGTTTGAACCACCGTAACTCATTGATACATATATAGTTATTTGAGTAATTAGGGGTCTTTTATTATAATAAGAATGCTTATTCTGGGGAGAAGGCAACCCACCCCCAAGGGGTCTTAATATTACTATAAACCCACTCACTCATCTAATAGCAATTTTGGAATTTATCCTTCAAAAGGTATCTCTTTATGGTTTTATGGTCAAAAGTGTCTTAAATGTGCCTTAAAACGCAAAATAAGGGCATTGTAGTGTCTTCTGGGAGGGATAAATCACTGATTTAGAGTTAAAACTTAAAAAGGTAACTTCGGAATCTATTTATTCCTTTGCGGAGTTTTTTCTTAAACACCTTCTTGTTTCTTCTACTCCGCCTTTTCATAAAGAAATATATAAACTTCTACCCACTTCTAAGCGTTTAGTCCTTGCTTCGCCACGTGGTTTCGCCAAGTCTACCCAATGTTCTGTCATTTATCCCCTTTGGCTGGCTCTTTGGGGCAAAAAGAAAGATATTTGCATCATAAGTGCCTCTGAGACTTTAGCCGTAGACTGGTTAAGGCGGATAAAGCGTGAATTAGAACAGAATCAAAGGATAAAACACTATTTTGGTGAACAGAAGTCGGACAAGTGGAGCGAGAACCACATAATCCTTAAAAACGGGGTTAATTTAAGGGCAAGGGGCGCAGGGGGGCAGATAAGGGGCTTTAGGCCCGTCGTTCATAATTCGGCCGACATCGAGACAGACGACTCTGTAAGGTCAGAAGAACAGAGGAAACTTTTAAAAGACTGGCTTTTTAAGGCTTGTTTGAATACCTTGACTCCAGAGGGTCAGTTTATAATCATAGGCACAATAATTCATCCCCTTTCGGTGCTGGCTGACCTTCTGGCAATTGATAACGGCTGGACTAAATCCAAGTATCAAGCCTATAAGGATGGCAAACAGGAAGCCGGATACGAACTCTGGCCTGAATTATGGGATCACCCAAGGTTGCAGACCCGTAAGAAGGAAATCGGTTCTTTTGCCTTTTCTTCGGAGTTTATGAACTCCCCCATTTCTGATGAAACCGCTCCCATAAAAGAAGACCAGATACGGACTTGGAAGACTTTACCCGTTCAATACAACTCAGTCATAGCGGTAGATCCTGCCTACTCGGAAGATGAGAACGCAGATTACAAGGTTGCTGTTTTAGTGTTTTGCGACACGCAAGCAAACAGATACCTTGCCCACTACATACGTTCTCACTCCAAGATAGGGGAGTTTCAGGACGCCGTAATCAATTTGTGGCTTCAAAACAGGGGGACGATTACAGGATTAGGGATACCCAACTCTGGAGTAGAGAAGGGCTTTTTTGACTCTTTTATGAGAAAGTGCGATGACAGGAAACTCTATCCTCCTGTCATTGAGTTAAAAAACACCTTTACCCAGCCGGGAACGAATGTCTCGGCAAGAAACAAGTCATCTCGTGTTATTGCAGCCTTACAGCCTTTATTTGAACAGGGTAAATACTTTATCGGGATAGAGATGTTAGAAGCAAGGGACGAACTTATGTCTATTGGGGTCTCTAAACACGATGACATCGTAGATGCCCTTGCTTATGCAGAATCCATTATTGTTCCTTCTTACTTTTCTCCAAATATAAAGACAGAAATGAGGGGGGAACCAACTATCCCCAACAAAGTAGCATTTGGATACGGAGATGATTAATGCCAAGAAACAAGAAAGTCATTGAAGCAAGAAAATCGAAGCCAGTAGCACAGAATACTGACTCCGATGACAAGATTATAAAATACATAGATGGGGCAATAGAGTCCTCTGTCTCTAACACGGGGGCTTGGGCGGATAACCAGTCTAAGTGGCACAAACTTCGTATGCGTATCAAAAAAGTCAAGACCTTCCCGTTTGCAAATTGTTCCAATATCCGCATACCCACCGCAGAAATCAAATTAAGGAAATTGAAGGCGGCTTTATACAATATAGTTTTCGGAATACGCCCAGTAGTCCAGGTTTCTCCTTCTCCTTCAGGGACTGTTAAGGTTGCTAAAAAAATAGAAAAGTTCTTAGACCACTTGATTATGGACGTAATTAAGGTTCAGAAAAAAGCGGTTATCGCCATAGACCAGGAATTAGAGAAAGGTTTTTATCTGTTAAAGCCGTATTTTAAAGTCGAAACTATTAAACGTGTGGAAGATTTTAAATTAGATGACATCTCTGTCCAGGAAGCGATGATGTTGTTTTCCACCCAGACTAATCCGGAACAGATAAAACAGGCGATAATCGAGAAACTTGAAGTCGATATGTCCGAAAGGGTGGCGGATGAAAACTCCCAATCGATAGAGAAAGCAGTTGTTGATATTCTTTCTGGCAAAGACAAAATAAAAATAACCTTGCAGGATGTATTGTGTGATTATCCCGATGTGGCTTTAGCAGACCCTGAAAGAGTTTATGTCCCCGCAGACTCCGGAGTAGACCCCCAGGAGTGCCAATTCATCGTTCACGAGTTCTTTCTGCCTTTTAACCAAGTCAAAAAAAACGTAGAACTCAAAGGCTGGAACAAACTTTCGATAGAAGACATAGATGACCTTAAAGATGTGGACATAGACACTGGGACTGACGTTGACAAGAATTTGAGGGAAGGGATAGAGCGCATAAACAACCCGTCTAATTTAGTTATGATTTGGGAGTTTTACGGATGGTATGATATTAACGACGACGAAGTGGATGAGAAATGCGTCATTACCATAGCACCCGATTTCAATAAAGTCCTGCGTAAGATTACTTTGCCTTTTGATAGCGGGAAATTTCCTTTTGTTAAACTTGCCTATGAATATACTTCCGACAGGTGGTTCTCTCATAGAGGCATACCTGAAATACTTGAAGACATCATCAAGGAAATAGACACTCAGCATATGCAGAAGATTGATAACCAGACCATAAGAAACGCCCCGATGTTTACTTATAGGGCAGGGTTAGTCAATCCGAATTTAGTCAAATTTATTCCAGGGCAGGGTATTCCAGTCCAGGGTATGAATCCTATTAACGACACCCTTGCGATTTTAAATAACAACAATCCCAATACTGAGTTCTCTTACGAAAGAGAGCAGATGGGTTTACAGGCACAGGTTGAGGAACTCATTGGGCAGGTAGACTTTACATTACAGTCTATGATAAATAAACGTCAACCTCGGACTCTCGGTGAAGTCCAGATGCAACAGCAGAATATGCAGAATGTATTTTCCTTAGACGCCTCTATGCACACGGAAGCCTTTTCCGACCTTTTTAACTGGATATGGGACTTGTGGTGTCAATATGGAAACGATGAATACGAGTTCGCCTATTTCGGTAAACAGGGATGGGAGAATATCAGGCTGACTCGCGAGGAAATACAGGGGCATTATAAGATTACAGTAAGGGGGAACGACCAGAATACTAATCCCCAAATCAGGTTGCAGAAAGCCCAGATGGTTATGATGGCTTCTACAAACGAGTTCGCCCTGCAATCAGGGGTCGTCAAACCCTGGCATTTGGCAGAAGCGTATGATTTACTCTATAAGGAACTCGATATACCCGAAAGCCAGAGATTGCACGAAGACCCACAGGTATTGTTCAAGCAATCACAACAACCCGCACCCCTGCCAGTTAAGTTACAATTGAAGGATATGGAAGACGGAGAGAAAGCGCAGGTCTTGGCAAGGGCAGGGATTCAACCCGATGTCCAGGGTAGGGCATTAAAGTCTCAAGCCAAAATCCAAGAAAAACAGTCTGAACAGGAAAGCCAAAAAGTTCAAGACTTAGTAGATGTCGTAGGCGCAATAGGCGACCTTAGCGAAAAGGAGGACAATGGAGAATCTGGAGAAGATTAAGGAAGATTTAAGGGCAAGAATTTCAAAGTGCAACCGTATCATAGAAGGGCTTAACAACAATCCCCCCTTTGAGGAAATGCTTTCCGATTTCAAAGACCAGATGAAACGCCTCGATGATTCCTGGCAATGGATTACCGACGAGAAGTTATTAAAAGAATCACAGATTACCAAGATGGCATATCTTTCAGTAGTTAATATTCTTGACAATTATAGGCACGATATGGACGAAGCCGAGAAACAACTGATAGAATTAGAAAACCCTGACAAGATAACAGGAAAAGATTTCGACAATGCCTAAGAAAATTGAAAAAGCATTATTTAGGGCTGGACGTAAAAAAGGCAAGAAGGGTGAATCTCTTAATGCTTTTGTATATGGTGTGCTTCGCCATAAATTTGGATGGAAACCCAAACGGGAGAAAAAATAGAATGGACGCAACTCATTTATTAGCCGCAGTATTGTTTTCAGAGACCAAGGATATTGAAGACGCAAAAGGTATAGCAAATGTCATTCTCAACAGGACAAAACGACCTGAACGCTTCGGGGGGAGCTTGGAAGAAGTCGTTTTAGCCCCTTATCAGTTTTCAGGTGTGGGAACGCCAGAATTTAACAAGGCGGCAAACCTGCAATTCAAAAGCAAAGATGAAGAAAGCATTTTCAAAAAGTTCCTTTCTGTGTCGAGTTCCGCTTTAAGGGGCGGTTTGGAAGACAATACTAATGGTGCTGACAATTATGTAAACTTGAAAATCGCAAAGCCCAAATGGGCTAAAGTATATCCCAAGACGGCAAAGATTAAAGACCATACTTACTACAAAGAGGTCATTAAAAAATAGATTTTACAGTTCCCCTGTAAGACCCAATCGGCGGGTTAAGTCCGAATAGGAGAACCGAATGGCAGAGC